ATTATATGCAACAAGATATGCAGAAGTTAAAGTTCCGGAAGCGGGAACAAATACTTTATTCACACCAGAAGTAGTGATCAGACCTGATTGTGGTTGAGAACCAAAAAAATAAGTAGTGCTTGATACAAAATTTGTTTTTGGTAAATAACCAGTTAATGCATAATTTTTTGCAGTAACAGCAGTAGCCCAATATGTAGTAGTTCCATTTGAGGTTAATACTTGGTTTGCTGTGCCAACAGTTCCATTGGCGTTTATTGTGGCAACTGTTAATGTGGTTACGTTAACAGAGTTTGTCGTTAGGTTATTTGAAGTCATGACGCTATTAACTGTTGCGTTACCAACATATACAGCAGAAGAATTTATATAAGAATTCGCGCCAACAGTAATGTTGGTCGCAGAATGAATTGTATTAATTGTAGAATTACCAACTGTAAAAGATGTTGTATTGGTAATTACGTTGGCGCCAACGGCCATAGAATTTGTGTTAATAGTTACTGTATTTGATCCAGAAGATACTTGTAAAGCAATTCCTGTACCATTTGCAGAAATTACAATGGCGCTTCCGATATTATTGCCTGTTTTGACAGTTAAATCTGTACCAGCATTCGCGGTGTTGATATTTGTTACTGTAAGTGTTGACATTTTAACTTCCTTAAACTATAACGACTCTAGCGCCAGTATCAATTATCAAAGAATATGAATCACCCAACGTCAATGGACCAGTCGCTATGGCGTTTTCTCCGGCCAAAAATTCAATATTAGCATTTATTGTATTGGCATTGATTCTAAAAATATTGTTGATATTGCTGGTATTTCCCACAACACCATTGGAACCTTTATAATATCCGCCACCGCTTTGAAATGCAGTTCCGTTGACATATAATCCAGTGGAAGTAAGATATGTGTTTGTCGAAGAATTACCAACAAAATACGCGCTTGTATTAATGGTAATATTCGCCCCAATCTGGAGTGCTGAAGTATTCGCAGTTACGTTTGTTGAAGAGTTGCCAACAAAAATCGTACTATTTGGTCCAAAACTCAAAGACGTTGAATTTATCGTAACGTTTGATGAGGTGTTGCCAAAATATAAAGCGGTTGAGTTTGCGATAAATGTTGAATTTACGGACAAACTATTTTTGACTACGAAATTTGTATCGGCCAAAGATCACTCTCCCTGTTGGCTTTTTCTTTTATTTATACAACAACCCACTGACCGTTTGCATTAAGATAATAATTTCCACCAGAAATTTGAGCAGCGGTTGGAGCAGTTAGTGTGAATGTTACTGTTGAGTTGGAAATAGATAATGATGTAGTATTAATTGAAACGTTGAAATTATAAATGTCATTTGCAACAGAAACAACAGGTACAGCTGCATAATTACCTGTATTGTTATACACGTAAGAATAGAAAATGCCATTTGATATAAAACTATAATTTGTGTCTGCCATTTCCTACACTTTTAATTTGTTTATTAGTATTTATCAAGTTGTTATCATAGCCAATGCAGATGAAGATAACTTTTTGGGAATTACTATTAATCTACGTATACGCCCATTGAGTTGTTGGAATGTAGAGGGATTTCTGAATGAACATCCAATACCAAACCTATCATAACTAGGATATGATGTAGTACCAACAAAAATTGAAAATGCTGATGGATATACTATCCCATTAACCGCACCATCTCCTCCATATGCATTAGAAGAACTACTGCCGCCAGACCAAGTTACAGCCACTTTATATAAAACGCCCTGAACTTGCTGTATAGCACCTGCAAATGGTTTACCGAAACCAACTGTTGATCTTTGATCCCAATATATTATATCATTATAAAGATTGTCAAAAGTACCTAAACTCGCTGTAGTTCCTGAAAGAGCGGTACCGTTTTCAAAAACACAATCCACTTCAGCATAAACAGTAAATTTTGTCTTATCAAAAAATTGACTGAACACTGGTTGTAAAATTCCGCAAACATCCGCTATTCTTGTTGATGTTGTCGATGCTGTAAAGATAGGAGAGCTTGCTCCTATAGGAGAGCTTGCTCCTCCGCTCGCTTCTATTTGTGCATAATCCATAGCAACAGAATCACCAGAATTTTGTATTAAAACACCAACTGCTGGATTTGCTAATGTTGCTAACAACACAACACGATTCCAAAGACCATTAGAAAGATCAACAGAGGACCATGTTGTGTCATCAAGAGTTATTTGAATTGCACCAGTAACAGTTAGAGCTTTAAGATATAAAGAACAAGTTTGGCTTGCTGATACTGCTGTCAATTGCTGAATACAGGTAGCAGCGTTAGAAGTTGCAGTCAAACTTGTTGCAGAATTTGTGATGCCATCAATACCTGTTTGGCTTAATGCGGCTGTGATATTTGTTCTCACCCAAGACACTGGGAGAGTTGTTGAAGTTGTTGGCTGATATGTCTGTGTTACGTTGCCATTTTCAAGCTGTCCACCCCAAGCGTAGATACCACTTCCGACAGTCAAAGTGCTAGTAATCGTTGCATCAGCAGAGCATGTAAAGAATAACGCCTTTAAAGAAGCTACTGTTGTAGTAACAGAGCATCTATACCAACCGTTACCAACAGATTGAATAGCCGCTGTTGTTCCTGATGCTGTTGGCACAGTTGCTACAGTACCACCAACCAAATCAAATGCTGCCCAAAAGCCAGAAGCGTATGAGCCAACTGTAATGATGCCATATTTGTACTCAGCAGCTTTCATATACACGCTTGCCGTGAAGTTTGTCGCTAGAGAAGCATTTGCCTGACCGATATACGCATTAGTTGCTGTTCTTGATGCTGTATTTGTAGCAATCTTATATGCTGTTGTAGAACCATCTGGTGCAGTAGCGGCTGCTGGCGTTCTAGTAATAAAGCCAGCATTGACGTCGTAATTCCAAGCTGCATTATCAAACGCTTGTGAGTATGTTAAGAAGTTTTGGTTCTGTGTAGCATCTCGACACCAAAGAGCAGAATTGGTTCTAGATTCTTCAATCAATATACCGTTCACATTTGATGTTGCCGCCAATGGAGTGTTTGTTGGAAGAAATGCACCTGTTGACTTATATGAAGTCAATGATGTTAATTCAACTTGCAATCCATCCACAACATCACTGGCCCCTCCAGTTCCTATTTTTATTTGCATATTTGAACCAGTAGCAACATTTAAAAAACTTAATCTAACAAATCCATTAGATGCTGAAGATATTGTGGGCGTCGATACAGAACTGCCGCTTGATAGAACAAAGGTGTTTGACACTGGATTATAAGTCATGACACTTGTACCGGCTGAAGTAGGATTTCTAAAAGAAATAGAAACATTAGCCAATGAAACAGATTTATAAAAAAGGGAAATATATGTATTTGGACTTAAACCACCAAGAGTTCTTGCTAAGAAAGATGTAGAATCGACAAACGTTGCTCCACCCAAAGTTCCATCAATTCCTGTGGATGTTCCGTAAGTTACGTTTGTCGTCGTTCCAAAATCGGATGTGGCTGTTGTCCAAACTGAAATGTTTGCTGGTCTAGAATAAGTAATTAAATTTTGTGGTAATTGTGCTGTTGCGCCCCAATCAAAACGAGGAAGATTGATTTTGGTGGTAGTTGGTTCCAACTGAGCGCCCCAAATGTACACACCCGAAGAACCATCCCCAGTATAACCACCTAAATTATAAGTATTTGATAGATTTAATGTATTTGTAATACCAAAACCTGCCAATTGACCGCCCAATGGGCTATTCATAGTAACAGCAATTCTATACCAACCATTACCCGCAGGAGTTATGTTGACTCCAGCAATGGCGTTCTGAATACCATCAGTTCTAATAATGTAATTTTGGGTTGCTATATCAAAAATAACCCAACACCATCTGGTAAGACCGTATTGGTACATACCAAAATATACATATCTTTTTGCGCTTGTCGGGTCTTCTTTTACATATGCAGAAATAGTGTTATTTGTGACAAAACCAAAACTCGCTTGTGTGAGGGCAGAAATGGTAATAGCACCAGATGCTTCTACTATTCTTGAGGCTTGAGAGACACCATCAGGAGCAGTCGTCGCATTAGCAGTTATTGTCAATCCGGTTTTAGTCCAAACTGCGTTAGTAAAAGTTTCTGAATATGTGAGCAAATTTGGTGCGATAGCAGCAGATGTTGTGCTTTTATATCCTGCTGGAGTATCAGAATAAATTGTTTTTAATAAACCATCAGAACCAATATATGTTGCTTGGGATGCTCGTGTAAAAGACAGTGCATCCATTACACCGCCTTGGCCATATCCTTTAACATAGCCTTTGTTATTGGCAAAATCAAGATCAAGAGTAGAACCAGCGGCAGGCCAAGTTTGAGCCCAACCTGCTTCAAGGTTTCTTTTACCAACATTTGGACCTTTTGATAAACCGGCTCCAGTTCTTGACAAATCTGCATTATAGATCGGTCCAGAAGCCAGAGTTGCACTAGGTCCTGATATAATACCAGATACCAAACCAGATGACATTACTATTAGTACTCTTCAATCATCGCCGATACATACATCAAAGTACCAACAGTCAATGGAGGGGCAGTTCCTGGTGTAGATGCAGAAAGCTTATAACCAGCCTTCAATGGCAATACTCTCTTACCGTTAGCATCGTATGGAAGTGATGGCATCAAAGTACCACCAAGGGCATCGACAGTTGCGGCAGTACCGTTAGTACCAGAAGAAGCAGGAATTGATACTGCACCAAGTACATAGTTGTTACCTGTTGTATCAGTAAGCCAGAAAGTAATAACACGTGCAGCAGTATCTGTTGAAGAAATATTCAGTGACTTGACTACGGCATCATTGGTGTTTGAAGTGTAAATTGTCTTATATGGTCCCATAATAAGGTTGACTGTGGCATTTGTTGAACCAGAATCAACTGTCGGAGCATTTGACGTAACAGTTGGAAGAGTAAAGAATGAACCCTGTGCAGTTACAACAGGAATTGATGTGATAGCGTTAGCTGTTGAGTTTACAGCTGTTACTGTTGCGGTAAATGTTGCGGCAGTAATAACGTTTGCAGTACCGTTGGCAACAGTGAATGTTCTGGTTCCGACTGTCAAGTTAGAACCTGCGTTGTTAGCTGCAACTGCAATTACAGCATAAGGGTCGTTAGAGCCGAATGGTACAATTACAGTGTTAAGGTTCTGAGTAAAATTAAGTGCTTGTGACTTTGCCATATTATGATCCCATTAGTAGGAGTGGATTTAGGTTAATTAGTGTTGCTGTTGTTGAAGTGATAGTAGTATTTACTGTTGAATTGCCAACAGAAATTGAATTGTTGACTGTTACAATTCCACTTGCCGAGAAATAGGCAACAGTATTATTATTGGCAATAATTCTCAAATCTCTTGCTGAACCAGTGCCTGCATTCTGTGTTCCAATTGTCAATATATTAGTGTTAGTTTGCCAATCAAAAACACCACGTTCATAATTTGATGCATCAGTATATGTGTTGTAAACTTGGAATGATTGAGATGTTGATCCATTTAATATGCCAACAAATTTATTGCCTGATGTGCTAAGTGAAATATTATCATTTTGTGAAGATATAGTTACCCAAGAAAATCCAACACTACCAGAACCACCAATAGTTATTCCGAAATTTCCGGAAGTGATAAAGGATGAAGAACCTGTATGACCTAATTGAAGACTTTGACTGCCTCCACTGCCTATAACAACATCAGCGCCTCCGCTACCAGTTGTAACATACAATGCGGGTCTATTAACAACTCCATTCAAATTAATCGTCGTAGTACCAAATTTATCAACTGTAAAATAGTTCAGACCGTTTCTTTGTATGTTGAATAGATTGCTTGCAGACACATTCGTACCGTCCAATACCAGACCTCTTTCTGGTAAGAATGGGTTAAAGTTACCTCTAATTCCGTAGTCTAGCTTTGCAACCATTTATTACCTTTAACTTGGTTTTGGTTCTGTATCGGTTTCTTTTGCAGCATCTTCAAGCTTCTTGACAAGATGTAGAGCCGCTTCTGCCGCTTGTAGTCCTGCTGACTTGACAGCAACATCAATAAGGTTCATCAGTACCTGAGCTTCTTGCTCTGTGTAAGTAACTGTAATCATATATTTCACTCCTTAATATTAAACTTTATATTGGTTAGCATAACTCTGTGAAGCCATCTCCATGACAAACTGCACATAGTCATTATCAGTATTTAGGATAGCCGGATTAGGAATCATTGTTCCGGGGTTATTCGGATCATCAATTTCCTCTGATAATACTGAATTATAAGCATTTCTGGCAGCAGTGATTCCTGCTAATTTATTTTCATCAGTAATTGTAATGGTAAAGTCTGTCATAATTTACTCCTAAAAACCTACAAGAGATAGTTTTGTTATTGGTGAAACGTAAGCAATCGCATTAGTATATGCGATAGCTGCTGCTCCTAATGAATCATAATTTGCTAAATTAGATTGTAACTGTGCATTAGAAACAACATTAACCGCTGCTACTGATCCAACAAATAATGTGTTATTGGCTGTTCCTGAATATGATGTAGAATTGATTGTCGAATTGACAGAAGCATTTCCAATAGTTAAATTAGAAGTAATGTTCAATGTATTCATCGCAGTAATGGCTACATTGTAGTAAGCGCCTGAACCAGTACTTAATGATAATGTATTATTATTGCTTTGATATGTGAATGAATTTACGCCAGCAACAGAAGCTATTGAAACGTTTGTTACACGACCAGTAGCGTCAACAGTAATGATGGGAATTGCTGCGCTGTTACCATAAGTGTTTGCTGTTACGCCAGAATTAGGCAGTAATGTTGCGCTTAAAGTTCCCGTGTTAATATTTGATGCATTCGAAGCAAAAGCAATAGCATTGGCGTAAGCAACCGATCCACCAGCGCTGTTGCTGTTTATCCAAATACCGTTTTCGTATGCAAGAACGTCATTATTGGCGGGATTTGCAATAGTAACATCTAATAAATCATTGATAAGTTTAACGCCCGAAGAAATTGTTGGTATATTCTTCAGTGTGACAGGTTCAGTTGTCTGTATTATGCCTGCAGTGGCGTTTGTGGAAATTTTTATTGTAGTCGGCTTGGCAACTACTACGTTTATGACTGTATTAGACATTATTCTTTCTATTCTTTAGAGAATATTTAGTAAAGCGTATCAATCACCCTGAAGTATATCCATTCGCCCACCAAGTATTATTAGTGGAGAATATTCCGGCAGTTACAGAAGGAGTTATTGTAACAATACCCTCGACAACTCTTGAAATTGCATTTGTTGTTGTATCTGTAATATTAACGTCATACACATACCTGCCAGAATATAAATTCGCTGTTATATAAGCATCCATTTCAAGAGTTATAGTTCCGGCAGTTGTGTTTATAGTTGTATTGAATGGGACATACGTTTGTGAAGTATACCACTTTTTCAAAACAGAATTGGCTGTGAACCCAACAAGATCTAACGGATCGCCATTTTGGTCCGTTAAATTAAGAGTCGCATTGAACGTTGCGCCTTGGTCAATTACTAGATTTGCTTTTGTTGCCATTATACTATTACCCTGGCAAATTTAACTGTGGTATTTGAAGAAATTGGCGTAAAATATAACAGAACATTAGTTCCGCTTGTTAATGTGGAAAAAACGCCAATATAAGAATTAGAAGTATACGAGGCATATTCTGTGATGAACGCCGTAGTTGTATTATGAACAATCATTATTTTAGAACCATAATGATTGTTTGCATTATTGTCGTTCACGGAAAGAAGGTATTCCGCGGAATTGTAAGTTGCCATTGGCCAGGAATCAATCAAAGCTGTTCCAACGCCTGTTGTAGTTATTTGGACATTGGATATACTTGTTTGTAAAATAACTGGCGCATAAGTTCCATTAGCATTGAGGAAATATTGGCCGTTGGATACTTGAGAGGCTGTGGGTATTTTTAAACTTAAATTCGCAGTAGAGTTCGCAAACGAAATAGAAGTTGTATTGATTGTGGCGTTTGTTGTTGAATTTCCAAGAAATATCGAATTAGTATTAATAGAAACATTTGATACAGAGTTACCTATCGTTATTGTATTACCGATAGATATAGAATTTACCACAGATATATTATTAGTAACAACTGAATTTGAATAAACGTTACCAGTTACCGAAGCATCTCCGACCGCAGCATTCGAACCAACAGTTACAATCGAATTTGATACAGCAGATGCAAGTTGGTTAACTGTTGTTAACAGTTTTTGAAATGTGTCCGTTGTTGCGACGTTGCCTATAAGAATTGTCATTTATTTTTATCTCTTTAATAGTTGTTGTAACATATTCTTAATTTCTTTGACATCATTTTCCACTCTATTTAATCTTTCATCATTTAAAGCGGCTTTCTGTGCATTTTGTTTTTGCTTTTTATAGGCAATCAATTTAGCATTATCCACATTTAAAATCGCTCCGGACCTTGGATCTTTAACGAGTCCTTCTACATCTGTTTTTATGTATTTATTACTCATTTTATAACTGTAAGGCCAGAGCTTGTAAACTATCAACCAATGGAACTTTAGAACTATCCTGTGCTTGTAAGATAACCTTTATCTGAAACTGCTTGAACAGAGTATACAAAGAACCTCCAGCATTTTGATATGTTAATCCTTGTGGAGTTACCAAGTAAGCAGTAGTTCCTGTATTAGAATCCGACCAAGAAGTTCCGACAGTCAAATAAGTTGCGTTCGCAATTGAGACAACAACTTGTTCATCATTATCAATGCCAATGATATTTCCTGGCATTAACTGACCAGTAAAATTAGTTCCGCTACCAGTAATAATATTACTTGTATTTGATACAGTAACTGTGCCAGTTAAAGCTGTGTTACTTGAAGTAGACATATAAGCAGTAGTTGGAGGAACTACAACGTAATAAGCATTACTCGAGTAATTGCCATTAAATGGAGCATTAAGAGTTAATGATGTCGTATTGGCAATCGAAACAATTTGTCTTGCTGTTTCACCAAATGACGAATTAGCCATCATATTAATGAAATTGCCTACTTGATTTTCTTGTCCAAATAAAGTATTAACACCAGTAATTGTTGTATTTGTATTGCTAGCAGTAATAAATCCTGATGTTGGAACTAAGTTATAATATCCATAAGTAGAATATGTAAATTCTCTAACATCATATGGATTGCTTGGATCACAAAATACGCTATCGCCTTGATTAAACATAGGAGTCCAAGTTTTTATGGACATTGGATCTGTATCTTGACCATTCAAGAATTTTACATAAACTTTGATGTCAGTACCTGGGGGTCTGTGAGCTGATAAGATAATTTGAAGATCTTCAGAATCTTGTCCAGCAGCCAAGGTTACAATTTGTGAAATATATTTCGTTCTTGATGGACCATTGTTGAAAAATTCATTATAAGAAATTTGTGGCCAGTCGACAAGGTTTCTTATGATTAGCGTATTATTTTTAACAGTATCAATCAATGGCGAAATAAACTGAGAATCAGTAGTCAGGCGCGCATGAATAGTCATAGAATTATTGCCGCCGATATTAGTAACTTCGTTCGTGCGACTCAAAACTACTCTTTCTTGATCATAAAATTCTGTTTCCAATCCTGTTTGAATTGGGAATGTATTTGAATCATAAGAATATGTATTATTTACACCCGTATAATCGTAATTTACGGAAGTTCCGGATGGTGTAATATAAGAAAATTGGCCAACAATATCATTAAGGACTGGATTATATAAAGCAGCAACGTTGGCGTACGCAACTAAAGTAGAAGTGTTAACAAACGAAGAATTTGATAATGAATTCGCAGCCAATGCAGAATTAGCAAATCTATGTACTTGAAGAAACGTAGTTGTTCCGAAATTTCCAGTTGAGTTATCAACGTAAAACAATCCCTTAACGCTATCATAGTATTTCAACACACCGTTAATACTGGTATTAACTGTATTTGGTGTTGAATTTGAAGCTGAAAATACAGTATCTCCTGGCAAAACAGTGGAAGATAAGTTACTGTAACCAATTCCATAAACGGAAAGATAATCAACATTGTGGTTATTAAAATAAACGTCGCCAATACCAGAAGAAAATTTAGCAACATTTAAATTGAACTTAATGTATTCAGTTTGCAAAGCTGTCCATTCATTCATGGTAGAACCATAAAATGCAGTTCCTACGATAGGCTGGCTGTAAACTTGGACTCCAGTCGTAATGTCAATATCGCCAAGATTCGCGCTGTAAACTTGAATATCTGGGTCATTATTATCGGGCTTAACAATAAATGCATATTCTGTGCCATTGTTAAGAAATACTGGCGATTCAAAAGTAAATCTTGTGGCTACGTTTGCGGTAGAACTAGTCGTAATTTCATTGTAGTTTAGGTGCACCGTGGAAAACGGCAAAATAGATGAACCATCCGGGTAACCATTGTTTATTTCACAAAGGTAAACAGTAACACCATTGTTGCTGATCAAAGATCCCTGTTTAAAGAAAAGATCAAGAGAAATTGCAAAAACACCGGCTGAATTATCAGGAGTATTAATTGTCAATCCTTGCGCGATTGGTTCATAATAATATGAAAGATTAACGATGTCAGGAATTGTTGTTACGTGTACATTAGTAGTAGTAGTTGTTGATACTGTATTAACAACTGGAACAACTGATAAAATTGGGTTAACTGTTGTTAAAGTAACTACTTGTTTTGTCACACTTAAATTTGAAGCAGTATACGAAGCTGAGGCGGAAGTCGTGATTGCGTCATTGCCTTGAGATAAACTAGTTACGTCAGCAAGTTCTATTACGTGATCTCCAGTCTGGAAAACGCCTGCAGGAACGTTGAATTGACCAGCGACATGTCCTTGTGAGTCGGTAACAATTGGAGTTCCCCAAGTTCCGGTCAGCTGAACTGTATTTGCAGTGGAAGTATCCAAACTAATTGAATTGTTGCCAGAACCTCCGCTCTGTAAAGCGGGAATAACACCAGGAGCGCAATATTGATCTACCAAAATACTATTGAAAAAAACATGAATTCTTTGATTTGGTCTCATGTTATAAGCATAGAAACCAATAACTGTGGGCGCCATGTATGGCTGTAGAGAAACGTCAGTGACGAAATTGCCAACCGTAACTGTATTAGACTGAGTTTGAACTTGAAGCTGTAAACCCTGACTAGTAGAAGTTGTTGTTGTAGAAGTTGTTGTCGTATTAGTTGCTGCCAAGTTTGTCTCCTGAACAAAAAATTATGTAGCTGTAGATTGATAAATTGGAGCTCCGGCGCCAATATTAGAATAATTTGGCGTACTGCCTAAATTGTTGATAATAGTATGCGAAGTGCTATTGGAAACAGTAGTATTCGTGGAAGATACAGCAGCGCCCCAACCTGTACCACCATGGTTCGCTACGAAAATTCCTGATATACTTCCTATTTGGTAACCAGCTGCCGAATATTGCGCTTCTGTTTGAGGTAATAAACTTGATTCGTTATAACCCAAATTCACGTTCAATTTTGTCGCTGTTCCTGAAATAACAGTATTTGTCGTAATTGTTTGTGTTGTTTTCCATGGTCCCCAAACAGAACCAAATGGAGAAGAAGCAAACTGTTGCCAAGGGGTTGCATTGTTTTGAGTTATATTAACGGCGGCTGTTTGGTTGATGTCGATATTATTATCAAAACAAGGAAGCAATATCATAGAACCGTTCCAAGCAAATGCAACGTGAGCGGCTGCTCTATATTTAGTTGCATAAGGTTGTGTGATAAATGAAACGCTTGTGTATGGCAGAGTAATTACTCTTCCAGTTTTTTGAACAGTAGAAGATAAACCGCTATTAAATTTGAGATAAACAACTTCTCTTGCAAATTTTGGTCTTGCTATGCTTTTGGTACTGTCGATAGCCACAGAATATTCTTGATTTGTTACATCGCTGTAAGTAAAATCGTTAAATGGGTCAACAAATATTCCATTTTTAAATCTATTTAATCCGTTTTGATCGGTCACAGTTAAATTAGAAGCTTGTGATTCGAGCAAAGATAAAGAAGTATAATATTCAAGATTAGTTATTCTTTGATCAAGTTTACCAATATCGGACATTGTGTAACCTCTATTTGTAACAATATTAGTTGTAATAGAGGTTGATACATCTCTTATCAAATTTTTAGTATTTTGATTTATTGTTTGGTCAGAAGTAATCTGATCATTTGTTAATGAAGGAAATGGTGGTATGTTGAAAACCGCGATAACCATTGCATTATCTGGGTAAAGAGGAGTTTGTGGATTTAATCTAGATACGCCTTCTTTAACCTTGATAGTATTATCTGGAGTGATCATTATAAGATCTTTTCTTGGCAGATACATAGTGTAATCTGCCTGGAAATTCGCTCCATAAGCAGGCGTATTTAATCCAGAGCCAGGTACAAGTAAAGATACTGTATTTGAAGGATTAACTGAAGCCAGAGCAACAGCTGTTGTAATTGATGCAGAAGTTGGATTGTTATTTCCATCATATGTCAAATTGCCAGTATCAGTGGCCGTTGATGTTGATGGTATTCTGAAGTCAACATAATCTCTTAAATATTTTTGATTACCCGCTGTGTCAACATAAAGAGGAATATCTTTTGTTTGCACTGCATTTGTATTTGCAGTATTTGCGTCATCAATTGGATAAGATTCAACAGTGAAAAATCCAATGCCTGGAGTATTGTTTGTTGAAAAATAATCCAACTGTACAAGCAAATATGGATAGGCTGTCTGAGAATATCCACCCTTTGGGTATAGATACGCTAAACCATAATGGTCATCTGTTTGACCAGTATCGTATGTGAAACTTGTAGTTATGTTTGAACCTGATGTTGAATAAGTTGCAGTGGGCGAACCATAAATTGCAGTAACTCTACTTACATCACTAAATCCCAAACACCAAGGACCGAGAGGATTCGTTGTTGTATTAATTTTTACGAATCTATTTTTATTGAATACCTTCAAAGCAGGAGAAACACTAGTTCTCAATACATTATAAAATACTTCTACGCCCATTGTGCTCTGTAATGTAACACCAGTGTTGATGCTGAAAGAGGTTGGGTTATTGATTGTAATGTAACTGCCATAACCGTTAATATTTCCGGTTATTGGAATCAATTTACCTGCCAGAAATGACTTATAATAAGTTTGACCAGAAGTATTAGATCCAAAAGGAGCGTCCACAGTCATAAGTGTACTGTTAGCAACGTTCATCACTGTTCTTACTGTTGAACCTACTTTAATCAAATCTCCGGGAGAAAATGAAGTCACGAAAGTAGTACTCGTACCAACAACATTGGCAGAAGTATTATAAATCTGAACAGTTCCGGTAAGAGCTGTTGAATCTACGTTGGCCGTTGAAATCAAAGAAAAAGTTTGTGAATCGGAAAACGCAAGAATAGAGCCGTTTGAAACACCATATGGCAAAATATCAGTTCCGCCAGGCGCCGAACTTGACAAAGTAATAGAAACAACGCCATTCGAATACATAGTGGAAGCGGCTTGTTTTCTATAAACATAAGAAGAATTGTTATTATTGCTGGCATTTTTTAGTTTTTGCAAACCATTAACGCCGAAAGAATACAGTTGGTCGTCGTAACCTGCTCCAACTATTCCATTAGAAATAACGTCTGCTATACCAGGAGTTGCTCCGTTATAATATAGCGACTGAACTTGATTTACATTATAACCATTACTCATGTTCACATTGAAAACGTGAATCAAATAAGTCGCATTATTGGCGCCCGGAGTTCCTGAGTTATAAGAAAAACATTTAATTGAAGCAGTTCCAATTATGGCATTACTGTATGGAGCTACAGTTGCGAAATTTCTTTTTGTGACTGCTGATTGTGGTAAGTTTAAAAGCTGTACTGTTTGTGCTTGGTCGCAAGGAAAAGTTCCGGCAACTTCGTCGCAAACATAATATCCGCCATAATTGAAAGTAATCTGTTGTTCGATATTAGTTTGTGTATCAACACCTCTACGCATGGTTACGTAGTTCGCTTTTACGAATCCAACAGGCTGGCCCTGAGCGTAACCACTTCCCGGATTTACTTGACCGTAAAATGAATTGGCAGTTAAAATTGGCAGACCATTTCCTGATGTATTAGTTACAGTTGTAATAGAAAATGGATTTGTTACATAATTTCCTGCCTCATCATAAGTTCTTGATGCGACTGCATTGCCAACAATAGAATATAGATTTGCGGCAGAAGTTGACTTGCTGACTAGAGCATTATAATTATAATTGGCAATTGGATTGAACCCTGTTGTATTAGCAGCTGTTGCTGGGTCCAATGAAACTAGTGTTGGAGATATTTTCAAACGATCGGCGCCAGGAGCGTTTTCGTTTGAATATCCAAGAGCATTATCAAGTAATGAAGGATCTTGGTTATAGGTTACGATTGATTCAAGACCCTGGAACCCAACAACATTATTCCCCGCTGCCACGCCATAAGCATTGACCAATCCAAAGGTTGGATTGATTACTTCGACGAAAGTTCCGTTAACGAAAATGACACCGCCAGAAACACTAATTCCGTGCGCATTACCAGTACTGGCAACATTAGCCGATGAGTTTGAATAAACATTGATAACAGCAACTGTATCAGCAACATTGTTACCAGTTCTTGGAATTTTATAGAAAGTCAATTGGTCTGTGTTGGAAAATACCACAGAATTTGCAGTGCCAGTTCCCTGATAATTGATATAAATTGCCGTTGGCATTGTATTGGGGTAGCTCGAAGCAAGACCCTGATTTGACAATAATACTCTGCCACTTAACCCACTAGTTGAACTTACGCATTGAGTATTTGCCAAAGAAGAAACATTATAAGAAGAACCGTTAGATTGAAAATCTTGAAGAAATACATAAGGAACAATCGGTAGATCTGTTACTCCACATCCAGAAACAATATCGCCGTTTTTAAACGCCCAGTTACCAAACTTTTCTATTTGATCCTGTAATATCGACTGAACTTGTGTTAGCTCGCGCGCCTGAACAGCGACCGCTGGCTTAAATAGAACACGATAATACTGATTATTTGCATTAAAGTCATCGAAATAAGGACTTACATTAAGATCAGTTGTAATTGGCATTATTATTTCCCGTTTTTATTATACTAAATCAAAATTTATTATGCATCTAAGGTTATTTTTTGGCTGGCTGCTACAATGGTATCGTTTACCATCAAAACAAACAAATCTACCTTTTTTTGGTGTTACTCTTTTATGTTCGACCAATTTAACATTATTAGAACCAGCTGGAGTATTTTCGGTAGTTTGTTCGTAAATTATAGTATCACCATCGCTATCATTACAATAATAAATGCAAGCCAAATGATCTATGGGTAAATCAACATGTATGCCATTGTGTTCTTTAACGTATTTATCGTTCAATGGCAACTGTAAAAATGATCTAGTATAATGTATATCATTAATTTGCAAATTTAATTTTTTTATAAAATTATTTATTATTGGAACACAAAGTAGTTCATAAAAATTAGATTGTATTCCTTCATTTGGATGCTTGAAAACTTGAACAAAACCGTGAGAAGGATATTTGCTAATTCCACCACTCACATCATTTAAAAAATTCCATTTTCCGGCCATAACATAATTAAAAATTTTATCTTGGAGCTCAACGTCAATCAAATCATCAATAACAAAAGTTTCTTTCATCATATATCCTATATTTGAATAATCAATTTAAAAGCCTCAGTCTGTGCATTAGCGCGATTTACATTACTTATATTTTGATAATATAAAGGAATAATATCTCTCGCGTAAATTTGACCTTGTCCACTATTTATAGCTATAGAAGTAGTCAAAGAACTGTTTGTTGTACTTACAATTGTTTCATTATTGACGAAAAATTTATCACCAGTTAGATATATGACAGAAGAATTTGAAAAAGCAACTGTTCCAAGAGAACTACTAGTCACGCCTTCAACTTGACTTCCAACAGGAAAGGTTATTGCTGAAGATACGTTCGCATACAAAAGTTGATTAAATGTATTAGAAGAAAAATTAACTGAGCTTTTTGACCCATTCGCATTTAAAACATTTGGATTTTTAATAATGCCAATTTTATTGTAAAGAACATTCGTTGGAATTGTGTTTGATTCTGAATTGATGAAATTGAAAGAAATAGCGTATCCTTTCATATTCAATTCAGCGGCTGGATTGCTCCCATGCCCGCCAGCTGGAGGAACAATAGCATAAGCATTCGCACCAACACCATAATGAGAATTACTTACAATAGAAACATTTGCTCTGGAAATATTAACGCCAGGATTAACAACAACAATTTGCGAAATAGAATTTGATGTTGTATTAATTACTGAATAAGCTGAAGGATCAATTGAACCGTCAGTATCAAAAACAACTGACGGGGAAATGATATATTGGCTTTGTGACGGAGTTATGTTTACGGTGTTTGGAGCTGAGTTTGTATAAACCCAATTACCTGAAGAATTAGAAACATAATTTTGAATATAAAAAAGTTGCGAAGAAGTTGGAGAGTTATTATTATAAACATAAATTGAATTATTGTTATAATAAGTGCTTACCGAATATGCATTTTGTTGAATTTGAATTACACTACTATTCGCGAATTGTACATATCCTTGATGATATGTACTGTAACCTATACCACCATTCGATACAACCACAACGTCAATACCAGCATTATTTGAGGCAGATGATGATATTAATGTGTTTGCATATACTGGAGCGTATTGATTAGTAGCGAAATTGTTATAATTTTCATTTGAAATTGAAGATATGTATCTCCAACCATACCCATCCGATTTGTAAAACGTATTAGCTTGCAACTGATCTGGCTGTCTCGTGGAAGGGCCACCATTTGCATTGTTAATACATTTAAAAATAAGATAATCTCCACCAACAATGGATGGTGGAGTTATTACATAATATTGGCTATTTGCCAAATTAGCGTTTGTATTATCATATTGTGTGTAATATGTATTAGGCGACCAAATACTATTTAAAATAATTGGAGCAAAATTTGAATTGGCTAATTTTTTACCAAAAATAAATTGCCAATCATTAGTAAATGTTATGTCATAATCATCTGTTGCAACCGTCGGAGTCCCATTTGTATACGCTATCGGATTTGAGGCGAAAGCGTAGTATTGTGAAACGTTGGCCGTAACATTATATACTAATTCATCAAATATTGCTTTTTTATAATTTGCGGAAATGTAACCCATAAATTAAATCCCGATCGCAGTCCAAGTGATTAAAGCGTTGGCCGTGTTTGCTGTGATAATAGTAAATGCTGTGGCATTAATTGAATATACAGCAGGAGTATAAGTTCCGCCTGCAGCATTAGTTGTTGCAGATAATGAGAAACAATTTGTTGTAAATGCAGCGCCAGTGGATGTTGCGAATGTAACAATCTGTGCTGTGCTGTTAACAGTTGCAGTTCCCCATTGCATCAATAAACCGTTAGTAATTCTCGAATAACCGTTTGCCAATGCGGCTGTGTGAGCAACGTTTGACGTTCCCAAAGTAATAGTATTAGTTGAAACGGTCATATTGGAGTTTACGAAGGTGCCAGTCGTATTTGCAATAAACACATTTGCTGATGCGTTGGAAATTACAACAGAAATTGGAGAAATATACACGTTTCCAGTTGGCGAAACTAGCACATCAAAGGTTGAGTTGCCATAACCATAGTATGTTGAATTGCCTGAGAAAAAGTGTGTCGAATTAGAAAAAGTATTTACAGTAGAGTTACCGACAGAGAAAACGTTGGTAACAATGCTGTTGCCGTTTACTGTCAAACCTGAGCTGTTGGCAATAACATATGTTCCGACATTTGCCGAAGTACTTGCATAGAAAGTAGCTGTATTTACCTGACCAGTAATGTTTATTGCAGCAGCGCCAATTAATGTAGAATTAGCGGTAAATGTAGCGCCAATAGAATAAGAAGCGGCGTTTACTGTTCCTGTTACATACAATCCAGTGGAGTTAGAAGCAATACCATTGGCATTAAATACGCTGGCATTAGCAACAACAACAGAACCAACTGTGAGAGCAAAAGCATTGATAGTTGCAATAGAGGTAACGTTCGCGCCAAAGTAACTGTTACCATTAACAGAAAGAGTATGAACAGGAGCGGTATTATTAATACCAATATTTCCAGTTGGAGTAATTCTCATTCTTTCGTTTGTAATCAAAGTGCCATTGGTAAAAAAATTAACAAATCCGTTATTTGCTGTACCAATTGAAAGATTCGTATTGCCTGTGTAAAGATAACCGTCAGAAGCGCCGCCAATCGTCCAAAATGATTGAGAAAATGCGCTTCCGCTAATTCCCATATCAATAAAATTGTAACTATTTGAACCGTGAGAATCATAAGCGGCAAAATCAGAAGAAGCATTTGTCGCTAAAGTATTACCATAGTTAACAACAACAGAATCAACGCTTGCGTTTGCTATTCCGGAAATTTGAGAAAACGTAGTAGTTCCTGATGTATTCTGATAGCCAACAACAGAATTAACAGTTGAATTACCAATAAACAGAGCTGAAGTATTAATAACTACGTTAGAACCAACATAAACTGAAGAAGTAGCATTAATAACTGTTGTAAAAATACCAGAAGAATTGGATACTGTTGTCGTACCGACTGAAAGAGTGGCGGCATTAACAACATTAGCATAAACGCCGGAAGAATTCGCCACAGTTGATGTGCCGACTGCATAAGAAGCGGCGTTAATACCATTAGTAACAAAAATGTTGTTACCAACAACAACCGAATTAGCAACACCAATACCGCCATTTACTACTAAAGCTCCTGTAGAAACGTTAGTAGACTGTACATTAGAATATACTAGTACTTCAGTTTGATTAGTAAATATAACATCAGCCGAACCATCTGGATCAATTATCAAATTGGCATTAGAACCAAACGGTGTGGAAATTGTATTGACGTATAAATTAGCTGTTACAGTTATGTTATTAGACGCCAAAGCGTTGGTATATAAGTTGGCCGTAACGGTCATATTATTAGAGGCCACAACGTTATTAGTTGATAGCGTTGGCGTTAATGCAGAATAAAACTCACTAAAATTATTTTGTATCTTTATCATCGCCGTGCGAATTGGATCGCCAGTTCCATCGTTCGCTATCGTTCCAACGTTTATTGTTTGTTGCGCCATGTTTTACTGTTCCTTAGTAATTAAGAATATTTTTATCCGATGTGATATTTGCGTTATCCGATAGTATTACTATGCTATCTGCCGTGAAATAATCTTCAATAGTTTCATCAACAGTAATTAATAAGTTATCAGAAGTGATAAGCGTTGTATCGCTAGTCAAATTCTTGTTTGGATAAACAGCAACGTATGGTGTATCATAAAGTAGTTCAACAGGAGAATTTTCATTATTTATTAATAAGAATTCGCCAAATAGTTCCGAACCAGCTGGATGGAACGTGTTATATATTATATTTTTATATGTGTCTAATGTTGAAGCGGCTTTGATTTGATATGAGAAATCTTGATAAAAATAACTATCCTGAATGTATTTATCAGAATTTAGGAATCCTCTTGTCGTTGACCAATAACCTCTTCCTTTACCAACACCAGATTTAATGACTTTTGCTTGAACAAAAGAAGCAGTGTTAAATTCTGATATTGTTGTACTCAATACAGCGCCTGATCCTTTCGCTGTTTTTACTAAAATATTTGGTAATGAATTATAACCAGACCCGGAAAATGTCAATACAGCTGCAGTAATTTTTCCGGTATTATCAGTAGTTACATAACCTTTGGCAGGAGAAGTTGTATCGCCTCCGGAAAATACCAATAACTCTCCATTACTATAACCAGATCCACCATTGATTACGTTTGGTTGAGTTAATCCGCCATAAAGATACGCCTTAACAAATTCACCATCAATATATCCTTTACCAGAATTTACGAGAGAAACTTGACTGACGATGTTATTACCAACAGATGGTAAAGCTGATATGATTTCATTTTTACCGTCTATAGTATTATCTGCTCTGTACATAACAGGATCGTTGAAAGTAAAATTCGCAGGTAAAATTACAGAGGCTGCTTTGAAATTTCCAACAGTATTTGAATATGATGGAGGACCGTATAATGTTATGGAAGTGTTTGAATTTATAGTTTTTATTATTTGTTCTTGTGATACTGTAGAATTAGCAACGAGAACAATAACATCTCCGTTTGAAAAATAAGTAGAAAAAGAAGTTCCGCTTCCCGTAACTGTATTTGAAGTTGTGGAAAAAGAAATTGTTCCAGGCAAATTGTTGCTGAACATCGTTGATCTGACAAATATATTTGGCTGTTGCGTATAACCATTGCCAGTATTAATATTGTCCAAAGAAGAAATGGTTCCGAACGTATTACTTTGATACGCCAAAGAGGTTCCAATAACAGAACTTAAATTGGCAGAATTGTTCGCTGGCAACCCATATGTCGTTGAATTTAAAGGTTTACTCAAATAATCACAGATTAGATCTGTGTTATAAGTTAAATTCTGAAGATAAGAAAAAGAACCAATTTGAAAAGAAGCTCCTTTGCCTGTAGTATCAGCAGCCCCATTATATAAAAATATATTCGCTTGAGGTGTATAACCGAAACCACCATTTAAGATATTAAATGTCAGAGAACCTTGACCAGTGGAAACGTTGGAAACTCTTAAATAACCATCAACGCCATAGGATATTGGTTGACCACTACTTACGTCATATTTGGCAATTTTCAATACGTCGCCGACAGCAAATCCCTGACCGCCATTCAAAATGCTTAAATTACTCAAAGATCCAATAACGATAGGAGCGTTAAATAAATCTTGGGGTGTTTCTTTTCCTTGAACTAATATATTTTCACCTTCAATAAATGCACCACCTTGTGGCGAAATATTGGAAATATAAAGTGTTGATAATATACCTTGGCTTACTGATTCTTTTATATAAGCTTCGACTGTTGCAGTAGTTCCTGATGTGACGCCAACAATATTTTGTTCCACAAAATTTTCTAAATTGCCATTGTCGCTTACTTCTAGATACTTTGGAACTGTCCAAGTACCATCAGAAGGTTTTAAAATATCATTGGCAGGAAGATAAATGTCAATTTCTTGATTGTAAAGAAGTTTGAATAAAAGTTTATAACAATTTACCGAACCTTTTGAACGATAAACATCAAGAACGTGCTTAAGAAGAAATCTCTTATTCGCAATAACATTGAATGGAATGCCATAAAGGTATTTTTGTTGAAAATGGATTAAAAAACTATCTAATGTGTTATCAATATCTCTATAGTCAAAAAGATTTCTGGCGGCTCCAATTGGATTCGGCGTTCCTGTAGTTGGATCTTTTTGACTTTCCATCCATTCATAATATGCTTTCATAAACAATATGAAATTTGGACCCTCTTCTTCATAAAAGCGAGGGAACTGCGCCTTAACAAAACTTGATATTGTTTTTTCTATATTAAACTGCATATCTTAAGCCGTTGTTGGATTGGCTGTTACCATAACATCTACCGGATCAATTATAATAATTTTATCTTGACTTACAAGAATATCGTTACTATTTGGAGTCATGAATATTTCGATATAGTCGCCGTAACTTGAAGTTGTTAAGTTATTAATTTGCACAATACCATTAGTATAATCTACTGTTCCAATAGTTGTCAAAATAGTAAACACATTATTGATGTCAGTATAAACTACCAACTTGCCATAATTATCATCTCTTATGTAACTCGTTGGCCATTGAGTGCCATTAGAATCTACATATGTAAAAGGAGTAGACGTAATTTGAGGTTCGTCATAAAAAGGAGGTCCTGCAACATAACCATAAGCAGAATTTCTATTTTCTACCTCAGCTGAATTTCCATAATATAAAGTGTAACTTGTTGAATAATTCAATAATGGTGAAATTCTTTTAATTAATTGAATTTCCGTATTATTACTGATTATACTTACATCAGCATTATCTATTGCAGTGGAAAAAATACTGAAATAGAAATTTTTATTGAATTTTTCTAAATTATTCGCACTGTAATTGACGATAGCATTTACTATGATTGATTGTATTTCATTGGCATAAGAAGAAGTTTTGGTAATGTCATAATTTACAGTTGATGTTATCTGAACGTAAATGTAACTTGGATCAGTGACAACGATTCTATTTGGAAGAGCTATGTAATTTAACAGATAGTTTGAAATTTGAGATTTTACATAATTGGATGCAATAGTTCCGCCTTGAGGTTTAATACATACAGCCACAACTCCATACTGTTTTGGCGTCAATAATTGACCACCAATAACGCTTACGTCGGATGTTTGACCACCGAAATTATCAAGAATAAGCGAAGAATAATCATCTGATGTGACAGCTCTTTGTTGAGCCGCAAAATATCTTGGAGCAAATTTTCTTATAGTTTCTATATTTTCTGCGGAAGAACCGCCAGAAGAATTAGCAAGAGTTGTTATACCACTTAATATAGCGACGCCATTATTAAGTGTACCCAAATCAACACCACAGATAAATGAAGAAACTCCATCTCCGGCTGCACCCTTTGATACTATGTAATTGGCGCTGATCAAAGCTGAATTAATTGGCAATCTGCCGAAAAGATTATCTCCAAATACAATTTCATATTTGCCATCTTGGGCAGCTTGCAAGAAATAAACATTAGAACTTGAATTTAAATTAAACGTTGTTGTCGCTTGTGTGAAAATAGTATTTACGCCATTTTCAGTTACTGTTATATTCAAGCTGCTTATATCAATATTTGGATTAGAAAGAATAAATTGTTGAGATTCTTTGGTATAATCCATAATAAAAGTATCTGTTAAATAAGAACCTTCAAATATTTGAAGATTAGATACAACATATGTTGAATTGCTTGAAGAACAGTTAAACGTTTGATTTGTGATAAAACTATATGTGCCATTAGCATTAACTCCATAAAAAGGAGTTCCTCTTGGAATAACAAAAGGAGGATTAATGCCGCTGGCATTGACAGAAAAACTAATATTTGCAGTTGAAGATTTTGTTGATTCTGGGATGTAATTTAATTCTTTGGCGTGTGAAATTACTGAATCTAATTTCTGGGCCGAATCAAGAAACATTTCCGAAGCGACCATATTAAGATAAAAAGAATTAAGATAAGAGTTGTAAGACATAACATCCAAAAGGACGTTCATGTTAGAGCCAGAAAAATTATAATCTTTAAAAGCTGTTTGACCTTTTAAAAAGGTGATGAAGTTAGATTTTAGCGTATCAAAATCTAACGATGTAAGAGCTAATGAGCTATTTGATGCCATTTATCTGACTCTTTTGAGCATGAAGTTTATTGTTATTGGTTCAGGATTATTTATAAGAGCATATGTGATTGTAACTTCTAATGAATAATCATTAATTTGTGTAACAACCACAGAAATTAAATTGCATCTAGGNTCATTATATTTCAAAGTATTTGATATATTAAACTGTATGGAAGCAGCGGTTAAGTTATCATTCATTTCGAAAAGAGAATTATAGATATTNGAACCAATTGTTGGTTGGAATAATCTTTCTCCCAAAGAAGTAAATATTAAATTTTTTATTGACTGAGTCACAGAGCGTTCATTAATTACTTTACCCAGTTCTCCGCCAATTGGAGATACAGCGAAGCTATCAAGAAAATCCGAAAAATATTCTTGTTTCTTCGCTGTAGAAGTATTTCTGTCTGCTCTTGTAACTGTTGCCATTTTTAACCTTTAAAATTATGGGAAATGCACTGGCGCTGTAGCGGATGCGCCCGTTTTATCACCAATATTATTTTGGCCAACCCAAGTTGTGCCAGTAATAGAAACTCCGCTACTGTCAATTTTAATACCTTTATTTCCAACTTGAAGAGTTATGGAATTTTGATCCATGTAAATTTTAGAAGAACCAGAAAGACCAACCGCCATTGTTATTGAAGTAGGAGTAACTGTAATTCCGGAACAACTAGAAAATCCAGACGATATTACAGTTACATTTTTTGAGTTAGATAATATCTGAATATTTCCGCCAGAGTCCAAATTGTAATTCTGTAATGTTTTAACGTAAATATCTTGACCAGCGTTCACATGTATATTTTTGGTTGAATTTTCAAATATATCGCCTGTAATATCATCATGTTTATCTCCAGTAACAGTATTAACGAGATCTTTTTTAACAAGCACCCATTTAGTAGTTTCATGTATTTCCGCGCCGCCATCGCCGCCTGTTCCACCAACTTTTGATTTTCCGGCGCCGTGATATTGATCTTTACCAGAAGCATGTGATGTACTGCCAGATGAATTGTTTCTAGAACTACCTTTAGTCGCATGATCGTGATGACCATCATGATTACTGCTTTTACCACCGCCCGTATACTCTAGATGATGACCTGGATTCATGGCATAACTTACGGGTTTTTTTGGGTCGTTTCTATGTATTTGAAATTGACCCGTAGCATGTATTATCTTTTCAAAGGCGCTCTTAGCGTTATCAATACCTCTACTTAATACATGACCAACTGAATTCACCCAGCCTGCAATCGATCCATACTTAAACTCTCCGTCTTTAACTGGATCAGCGGGGTTTTGTTTGTGTAAAATATCAGCGTTTTGTAATTGTTTTGAAATATTTGAAGGAGCTTGTACAGTAATCGGAACGCCATTAACTGTAACGTTTTGACCTGGTAACGCGCCAGCTGCCAATGCAGCTGCATTTGGATCAACAGCCATATATCAATCTCCCAAAATTTCAGAAAGTAAAAGTTGTATTGTTAATATTTCACTTTCAGGCACATTTGCTTTTTCTAACGTAAGAGAAATATCGGTAATTGTTGTAATGGTATTTGATGTTATAGAAGGATTATTTACACAAATAGTATTTACCCCAGAAATAGAACTTTGAGAAAGACCCAAAGTAGAAAGTGTATTTTGAGAAATTAAACTCAACCCATTTCCAGGTATTGCGGTCAAAGTTGTTGTTATGGGTCCAATTTCATTTGTTATTGAGCTTAAAGAATTATTTAAAATTTGCATAGAAAGTGAAGCAGTTGAAATATCACCAACACTCAAAGCAGATTGTAAAGAAGTTATTGAAGATAAAGCAGATCCCATAGAACTCAAAGAACTTAAACTACCGCCAATAGAAGTTATTGAGTTGAGAGAACTACTTAGAGAATCCAAAGAACTTAATGCGCCGCTAACTCCACCAAAAGAACTCAATGCGCTAGATAAACCAGAACCACTAATAGATCCAGTTATTCCACTGAGAGCTCCGGATAATCCACCAAGAGATCCAATTGCACTTGATAATCCACCAAGAGAACCAAGTGCACTTGATATACCACCAAGAGAACTCAGGCCGCTCAAAGCTCCTGGTAGTTTAAAAGCGCCTTCTGCCTTGTTCATCATTTGTTTAGCTATGGAAGCGTTTTTGGCAAACTTTTGAATGGTTTGAGTCATAGAATCAACATTAAGTACAGTATTCGGCAAAGAACTTATAGATAAGTTTAGCATACTTCCTGTCATACCCAAAAGCTGCATGGCCAGTCCCATAATATCAGTGCTACTACCACTACCCAAAGCCGATTCAGCTCCATTAGTTTGAGCATGTGTATTAACAGTATCTAAAATAATATTCAAATCGTCGGCTGTTAATAAATTAGCAACAATAAATGGATACAACAAAGTTTGAAACTCTGTTTGTGCTTGATCTAAAACAGCTGTAGTTGCGGAAGCATAGTTTGGTTGACCGTCTCTAATCGTATAAACAAAATCGTTTGTTGGACCTTCCCACTGAATAAATCCTGGATAAGGATCATTAGTCAAAGAATAATATTGTTGAACGTAATAAGTTGGGGCTCCATCTAAACCAGTACCAACTATGGGCGAAGGAAAAGTAGTAGTTCCCGGAGGTATAACATTCCAATTTGGAGTTGGTGTATATGGCAAATTATTGGCGCCATACTTAGCAAAATTGTTCATTAATGTCAAAATTGATTCTGACATTATACTCTGATTAATTGATTCTAAGTTATAAAATCCACCATTCGAAAATGTATTTGTCAGCAAATTTAAAACATATAAAAAACTATATTGATCACAATAATATGTTAAAGCGCCAGTCATCGCTTGTACAAGCGTTTCAGGAATACCGCTTTGTGTTGGCGGCGATGAATTTGGCGAAGAACTTCCTCCACCTCCACCGCTACCAGAAGGATTTGCCATCTTCATTATACCCAAAACAGCGTTTAGTTTTGAAACTAATTGTTTAAGTACTTCGCCAGAAGTTCCTACTTGAGCAATAGCGTCAGGTAAATCTTTACTTGGATCGACGCCAGCAGTAGTCGTTTCTTTTCCATTTGGCGCAAATTTACTCAAAGCCGTTGAAATAGCATCTGGACCAGCGCCTGGATCAACAAAAGTAGCTTTATTATAATCATCGCTCTTGCTCGTTTCGGTGCCACCAAGAGTTGTATTATTCGGTGTTTTACCAGCATCTTGTTCGCCAACACCGTCGCTTGGAGTGTCCGTTCCCTTTCCATAATGCTTCAAATCTTCCTGACCGCCAGCATTATCCTGACCGCTAGGTTGAGCCGCTCTATAAAATGAACCCAAAACAAGAGGTACTTGACGTTCNTGGTCNTCAATGAAACAACCAAATACTCTTGAACCTTTAATTAATCCTGTTGGNATATGGCCTACTTTTTGAGTTGAAGCAGAAGTTATTGGCAATAAAACTGTGGCCCATGGCAAATCATCGTCTTTAATAGCTTGTTCATCATCGTGGTTGCCGTAAATTCTAATTTTTACTTTGCCTGATTTCGAAGGATCATTAGTATCCCTAACTTCAGCCATAAAAAAGTTATTTTGATTAATCATTGATAAGATCCGCCCTTAATCGCTTCTACTACCATTGTATATCTTGGTCTAGTTCCAGCTGGTTTAATTCTATGTCTTAATTTTGTAATTAATACTTTATCATTCATTTGAGTTTCGCCAGATTCTTGATCAGCGTCTGCCTTCTTAGGAACATTTAAAGTAACAATATTACCAACAGCAATATTTGGATTGCCGTTTATTTCAAATTTAGCAGCGTTTTGCGTTATTTCTTTTAAGTAATCTGCTCTTTTAGTATTGGCTTTATCAACATCTGTTCTTGTTGATTGATTCGTAGGATCATTCGGATAATGTCTCATTTTCATTTTTTGTGAAGATGCATCCCCAACATATGCAGATGTAAGAGAATTTCCCAATGTTGTTCCTGCGCTTGAAGTTCCTGGCGTTGATGTTACTTTAGTAACTCCAGTTGCATGATTGTATACGCTTTTTGAAGAACCAGAAGCATAAGTTACTGCAGTATTAAAAGAATCTGGCACATGCAACCAAAGCATATTGTTCATAGCATCAGATTCAGTTGTTGTTCTTCCACCAATCGTATTATCTTGCTTAAGATCAAATACAGAACCTTGGGACATCAAATATTCAAAAGTACAAAATGTTCTATTTTCTTGACTACCGTTTCTTCCGGCAAATAAAGTATATAGAGAAGATTCATGTTGTTGAGAAACATGTCTTCCGTGAATACCAATCAAAAAATCATAAACTTTTTCATGGTGTGCAATTAATCTATGATTTCCTTTACATGTATCTGGACAATTTACCTGAGCATCTGTAATAGTTTTCAAAGCGTCTTGAACTGTTTGATGGGTCGGTTGATTGAAACTTTTAGCCAAATGTGTTGATTGGTTTTTCAAAGCATCTTTTGAAATCATTTTTAATTTATAAGTTTTATGTTTCATCGCGCCAGATTTTTCAAATGTGCCATCATCAAGATTTTTATTATCGAGAAGAGCGAATTTAAATGTGCAAGAACCAGCGCCTTCAACACTAAAACTTAAATTGACTTCTTGACTTCCATCAAGTTTATTTGTTCCCAAAACATCATTATAATCCAACACTTCAACTTCTGCCGTAAAAACAGGATTAAGAATATCTTCGTAAATGTCCAAAGTATTGAATGTTGCTTGAGATGGATCGGTCAAATCCAAACCGCCAATAGTAAAAGTATCAATAGATATATCGCCAGGAATTGCTGTCATTATTTTAATAAATTCTTTAATGTGTTAGCGATGTTTGCGGAATAAGCTGAATCAAGAACTTTGATCGACTTAGTGGATTCATTTTTTGCATTTTCATAATCGAAATAATAAACTGGAGTCCAATAAATTTGTTCTTCGATCAGTAAATTATTCGCAACAGAATTTGCTGAATAAAAGTAAGTGTTTGTTTGGCTTTCTTGACCATATATGTAACTTATATTATTGGAAATATTTGCTAGTGTTGTCCCGGATGTATGTTGAATATACAAGATATTATTAGCAACACTAACTACTTGACCCTGACCAACATTGTTATTATCAAAAACGATGTTGCAAATTTCGTCATTAATAAATCCTGTATTTGCAACAAAATAAGAAACTATGGCATTTGTTACTATTGTTTGATCATCTTGTTTTCTTTGATATGCTATTATACTGCTGTTATATCCGTAAACAGGTTCCCAATATTTTATTAGTGTGCCCGGCAATGCATCAAAATCATTAACCGAAATATTTTCAGACTGAAACCAATTATTTTGATAATACTTTATCTTTTGTTGAGCTAATTGGTATCCAGGAGTTGTGCAATTTGCGCTGGCGCTTTGATATTTCGTATTGATAAAATCACCCAAAATATCTTGTGGCATATACCACTCGTAATAAGGATCTGTAAATTGATTACTTAAATAAAGAATCCAACTTTTGAATGAATCGCTATAATATCTGTTGGCAAATTGATCTGGTCTTTCGTCATCTGAAATATCATAAGGATAAAACAGATAAGGATTTTTCAAAGCGTTATTAAGAAAAACAACACGTTCTGTAATATCAACAGCTTGTGTTGAATTGTATGTTATAGTTGGGAAATTAATAAAATATCTAGACTGCGCCATTTATTAAATTTCTCCTTGAAACCAAAGTTCAATTTCGGTAAGCTGCATAGTCAAACTTACAAAAGCTGGATTTTGATCATTAAAAAATGCTGGCGTCGCTCCTGCCGACCAATCTACAGATAAAGACGTTATTGCGCATGGTTTAAAATTAAAAGTTGTTCCAGAAACGCTTAAAGAAGGTATCAAAATGTTAGGATATCCTAAAACAAGACCTTGGTTCGTAGGCAACATACCATTTTTTAAAGATTTAATTATTGTTTGTAAATTTTGAGAATCTTCAGCATTATTTGGAGCCAAGATCCACTGCAAACTATGTTGTTTGAAATTTTGAGTTTTAAATAGCATAACCAATGCTGGATTTACGCTTAAACCAGTAGAATAAGACAAAGCAGGTTCAGCATTTCCAGCTATATTTGCAATTTTAGAAATTGCTTGCGTTAATGCTGGAGCTACAAGATTACCAGCAGCTGACGCTAAAGCTAGTCCTTGTGAAGTCAAACTACTTTGTTCCCAAAGAACAGTTTGTATGTCATTTATTTTAATTGGTATAGGTAAAGTATACGCCGACCCAGGAGACAAATTTGGTGACGATAATACATTTGTTCTGTTATAAGTTGCTAATTGCAATGTTATATAAAAATTTCTATTATTAATCAAATCAGAAGGAAAACATAAATTTCCTGTAGATCCAACAGATGGTGGTGCGGGATATCTACCATTCGATATAGTTTGACCATTTATAATTGTCATAGAAACCCTTTTGAAATTCTAATAAATATTATTTATTATATTTATCATGGGATTAAGATGGCCGCATATAAAGGAAAATACAAACCAAAAAATCCTCAAAAATATAGAGGCGATCCCACTAATATTATTTATAGATCTTCTTGGGAATTAAAGATGATGAAATATTTAGATGATCGCAAGGAAATTGTTTCTTGGGGTTCCGAAGAAATAATAATACCATATCGCTCGCCAATCGACGGCAAATTACATCGTTACTTTATGGATTTTATTGTTACTAAAATAAATAACAAAGGTCTTAAAGAAACAGCTTTGATAGAAGTTAAACCAAAAAGTCAAACGCAACCTCCCAAAAAACAACAAAAAATAACAAAAAGATATTTGAATGAAGTAACAACTTGGGGCGTAAACGAAGCAAAATGGAAAGCTGCAGAAGAATATTGTAAAGATAGAGGTTGGGCGTTTTACATTTTTACAGAAACAGAACTTGGGATTAAATACTAATGGCAGATTTTTATCAATTACTTCGTCAAGCTGGAACGAGTATTTTATCTCAAGCCAAACAAGCTGTACAGTGGTTTGGCGATCAAGTAAAAAATATATCAAAAGATCCAAATAAAGTATTCAGAAGAGACAGTTTTCCTAAAATCGGAAGTATGTATCTGTTTGTGTACGATCCAAAATTAAAGGCGACTTTACCTTTTTACGATGCTTATCCTTTAGTTATTCCTGTTGAATATTACAGCGATGGATTTCTTGGTTTAAATTTGCATTATCTGCCTCCTATGGCAAGAGCTTCATTACTTGACGCTCTAACTGCTTTGGCAAATAATAATAAATACGACGACACTACAAAATTAAATATTTCATACAAGATGTTAAAATCTTATTCAATTCGATTTGGTGGTTATCAAAATTGCATCAAACGTTATTTGTTCAGTAATGTCAGAAGTTCTTTCAATTATGTTAGTCCTGTAGATTGGGGCAAGGTCGTAATGATGCCATTACAGAAATGGGTTGTGAATAGTGATAAAAAATATGCCAGTTCACCGCCTTATTAGGATAAACAATGCCATTTAATATAAGCACATTTAAAACTGAAATTGCTAATTATGGTTATTTGCAAACCAACAAATATCAGATTTATATAACGCCACCGAAAATACTTGGAGGATTATCTGTTCCGAGTATTAGTGGTAATAAAGTTTCATCTTCAGATATAGCTCAAAGATTGATGTTTCGCGCCGACGCAATTAATGTTCCATCTGTTTCATTGACAGTTCAAGATGTTAATAGATACGGCGTTGGTATTGCTCAAAAACAACCAGTAAACGCTATTTTTAATACATTAAACGTAACTTTCATATCAGATGGTTATGGAGAAATTTGGCAATTTTGGTATCAATGGTTGCGAACCATATTTCAGTTTTCAGGAGCTGATGGAAGTGGTGGGTTTCAAAATAGTTCTGGTAATTATTCTTTGCAATATAAAGACGATTATAGTACGACTATTACATTAATTATATATGATAATTATGGAAATGCAATACAAAAAACAGATTATACTCAAGCATATCCATACGCTTTAAATGATATTCAATTAAATTGGAATGATGCAAATCAACTGTTAAAAATTAATGTTGCAATCGCGTTTACTGATTTTATGATTCAAAATTCTTCTGTTAGCGGCTAATTTGGTCGCTTTTAATTATTAACTATTGGAGTATATGATGTCTTTACCTAAAATTTCTTACCCAACATACAATATCAACATTCCTTCTTTGAAAAAGGTATTTAAATTTAGACCTTTTTTGGTTAAAGAAGAAAAACTTCTTTTAATGGCCAAAGAATCTGATAATGCTTCTGATATTTTAATGGCAGTTAAACAAGTTGTTAATAACTGTTGTTCTGATAGAGGGTTTGATGTCAATAAATTAGCTATTTTTGATTTAGAATACGTATTTTTAAAGTTAAGAGCTTTTTCGGTAGATAATATTTGTAAAGTTTCTTACAAAGATGCTGAAGATGAAAAAACTTACGATTTTGATATTGATCTTAACAAAATTGAAGTTGAATTTCCGGAAAAAGTTGATAATAACATCAAAATAACCAACAAAACTGGTATTATTATGAAATATCCAGCTTCAACTCTTTATGATGACAAAGAGTTTTTAAGTTTGGATAAGGATTATCTATTTGAGTTAATTATCAGATGTATTGATAAAATTTATGATGGCGATAATATGTATGAAGGTAAAGATTATAAACCAAAAGAGTTAGGCGAGTTTTTAGAAAATCTTGACAGCAAAACATTCAATGCGATCAAAGAATTTTTAATCAATACACCAACAATCAAACATACAATCGAATATAAAAATGCTCTCGGGCATGATAGAAAAATTGTAATGACTTCGTTAAATGATTTTTTTACATTGCGTTGAACCATAACACTTTGGAAAACTATTATAAAACAGTTTTTTCTTTGGTTCAACACCATAAATACTCATTGTCTGATGTTGATAATTTAATACCCTTTGAACGTGATATCTATGTACAGATGTTAATTACATATATCAAAGAATTAGAAGAAAATCAAAAATAACGGATATTAAATGGCAGAAGAAACAGAACATTTAGCGACGGAAATTAGAGGTCTTTCTAATATTACTATTGCCAATAAGCGTAGTACAGAAGAAACTTTTGCGTCGTTCAAACAACAAGCTGCCAATGAAAATGGATCTATGGCCAATTTTGCCAAAGATCTAAATTCTTTTTTCGCTTCACAAAAAAACGAAACTCAAAATTTAACTGACGCTGTTGAAAGTAGTGTTACTGAAACAGAAAATGTTGCTCGTAAAATAGATAATACCAATCAACTTTTACAAAATTCAATAAACATTCAAAGGCAAATGCTTGGCGAACTATCAAGCGTTAGTGGAACTTTGAATGACATATTAACTGAAGAAAAAAGTAAAGAAGCCGGAGGAGGTGGCGGCAGTGGATTATTGGGAAATGCTGTCGGAGCAGCTTCCGCTTTAAGTGAATTAAAAGGTCTTTTTAGAATATTAGCAAGTCCAGCTGGAATTGTAACTAGCGTTGCTGCTTTAACTGCATTAACAACTTATTTAACTTATAATAATGCTAAAGAAAAAGCTCAAAATGTTAATAATAGTGCCGGGGATTATTTGGATGCAAAAACGCCCGAAGAAAAAGCAAAAGCAAAAGAAAAATTAAAATCAGATATTCTTGAACGTTCTCAAGCCGCTGCGAATGCTAGTGGCGCGGGTATTCCAGTATTAATACCCGACAATCAATTAGAAAATTATGCCAATCAAGAAATATCTGAAGAACAAAAAAGAAGGGGAAATAACGGCGGGCCGGACGCGCAACAAACACAAAACAGTAATATTAATAATGCACCCGCACCAAGTTCTCAACAAACTCAAAATAATACTGGTGGAACTAGTTCTAGACCAAGCGGAACATATAGCGCATCATCTGCTGCTCAGTTGGCTAAACAAGCAGGAGCAACACCAGAAGAAGCTAAAATTCTTGGCGCAATTGCCATGGCAGAATCTTCAGGTAAACCACAAGCGCACAATGGAAAAGCTCCTGATAATTCTTATGGATTATGGCAAATAAATTTATATGGAAGATTAGCCGGAAGAGTTAAAGAATTTGGTTTAAATGGGCCAGAAGATTTATACGATCCTCAAAATAACGCCAAAGCGGCTGTTAGATTATTGAGACAACAAGGTTTCAAAGCCTGGTCAACATATTCCAGTGGCAAATATAAAAAATATTTGAATGAAACAGGAAATGATACAGGAACTTCTGCTGCATCGCCACAGTTACAACAGAGTGCTGGTCCTTCTGTTACACCAATTACTTCTGGTTCTGCAGCAACGGGTGGAAGTAAACCAACTGTTACTAATCAACAACACCCAGAAATGGCAGCTGGCGGAAAAAATGAAAATCAAGGTGGAAATCAAGTTAGCAGTCCTTCGCCCATACCGGGTGCATCAGGAACAGGGGGTGCGACTGGAGGAGCTACTGATGCTAAAAAATTTATACAATCAAGACAAGGCGGCGGAAGAGGATTTGCTGGCGTTAATGCTGATAAGTTAAATTCTGGATTTGCACAAAAAATGATGAAAGCCATATCAGCTGCAGAAGCAGCAACTGGCGATAAAATTATGGTAACTGAAGGTTACAGAGATTCTAAAATTCAAGCACAATATTATGCAAATTACAAACAAACTCCAATAGAGTGGGAAGGTAAAACTTATTATCCACAAAAAAAAGGCGGTATCGCAGCGAAACCAGGAAACTCTAAACATCAAAGAGGGTTAGCTGTAGACATTTCAAGAGGTAAAGCCCACTCTTGGTTAGCTCAAAATGCAAGCCGTTTTGGAATTAAATGGGGCGGTTCATTTGGGGATCCTCCTCATTTCGAAGATTCTTCCGGCGGAAGTAATGAATATCAAGAAGATAACGCGCAAAAAGTTTCCGGAATTTCCGGAGGCGGCCAATCTGCTCCTGGCCCAATGGCGTCAAATCAATCTAAAAATTATCCTTCCGAAACACAAGAACAGAGCGGCGGTATGCCACAAAGCAGCGGCGAAATGTCGGGCGGCATGCTAAGCAGAGGTATGCCATCAAATCCAATGGCGATGATAGGAAAAATGCTCGGTGGCGTTATTGGAGGCGGCAAAGGAGCTATGATGGGAGGAATGTTTGGTAGTCTTTTGAGCGCCATTACTTCACCCGCCCCAGGCGCATTACCTCAACAACAAATGGCAGGACCTCAACAATCTGCTCCTCAGCATCAAGGCGCAGAACAGCGTCCATCCGCCCATCAAACTGCTCCTAAAAATAAAGAAGGCGTGAAAGAACATGATTCTAGAGCCCATCATGAAGACCATTCAGGGCTTATTAGCACATTAGCGCCATCGCTGCTAGGAGCGAGTGTGAGAAAAGCTGCTGGTCTTGGAACTACTATGGTAGGATAAAAAAAAGGAGCCCGAAGGCTCCTTAGTATTAACCAGCAAGTTTCTTGAAAAATTCCATAGACTCATCGTCTTCGTCATCATCAGCTGCTTGAAACTTAGGTTCAGGCGCAGCCTTTTGTTTCGGAGCAGCATCAGTTCGCGCCCAAGGAATATCCTCCTCTTCAGCACGAGCAACTGTGGCGCTCGGAAGGTTCTCATTAAGAACCTTTTGTAGCTTCGCCTTTAGTTCGTCATAACTCTTGAAGTTCTTGTGGTCAAGGAAATCCTTGAGAGAATGCTCTGACTTCCAAATTTTCTCGAGTTCTTCGTCGTCGTTAAGCAAAGGCTTAACCTTATCAAATTCAGACTTATCATAATTACGATAACCCTCAACCTGACGAATCTTAAGCTTAAAGTTAGCTCCGGCCCAAAGATCAAAAGGATTGACTGCATCCTCATCTTCAAACTGAGGATTCATTGCCTCATTAAGCTTATCAAAAATCTTCTTGCCATACTTGAATAGGAAAACCTTACCTTCGTTGGCAGGATTACCTGAATCAGTAACAATATAGACATTTGAAATAAAGTGAAGACGACGCTTCTGCTTACGAGCAATTTCCTTATTGGCTTCGATGCCCGAGTTCCAGAGCTTTGTATTATGCTCAGAAACAGGATCATCCTTACGAATAGTGGTCAGAGAATTTTCGATATACCAACCGCCCGGACCCTGAAATCCATGATCAAAGAGACGAACGAAAGGAAAATCTTCGTTTGCTGCAGGAGGAAGAAAACGGATAACAGCATAACCGTTACCAGCCTTATCTACAGTCGGTGACCAAAAACGATCATCACCCTTCTTACCTTCCTGTCCACCAGAAACCTTGGTAAGTTCGGCAGTAAGAGCCTCTAGAGACTGCTTACCAGACATTGCCTTGAGCTTAGAAAAATCTACCATTTATATAACTCCGTATGTTTGTATTACAATGTATGTTTTGTATCGAGCAACGTATAACGCTCAACATTATTTATTATACCCTATTCGGCGAATAAATCAATGATTAGTTTTTTAATTTTATCTTTGTCAATATTAATGAATGGGGTATATTTTTCAACTTTGGTTCGAAGATTATCCCAAACCAAATCATATTGCATTTTAGAATCCCAGTGTTTTTTGGCGCCTGTAGCTTCCAAAAGTAAACACAAGGTATCCAAGGAAATTTCTTTTCCCAGGAATTTTTTGAGCAAAATAGGATGCTCATTGTTTTTACAAATGAAATTTTGATTGAAGTTATCGTCCAACTTAGATAGTTCTTGTTTGAACACATAGGTCAATGATTGTTGACGTTTGACCCAATCTTTATAATTATTTTCTGCTTCTTCTGAATATGCTAAATCTCTGATCCAAGTTTTCTCATTAATTGAAAAATTAGCGATCAAAAAATTTCTAACGTCAGAGTGTTTGGCAAGTTTCTGAAAAAACAGTTTATCTTTACGAGCATCAAAAGTTTGGCTATTAACCTTCATTTTTCCATTATATTTGAAATAATTATATGAAGGTTTCGTAAAATGATTTTTTATTGCAAGATATTCTTTATACGCTTCTATCGCCGAGGTCATAGTACATGAATATCCAAAATTTCGCTAAAAAATTTCTTGAGCTTTTTGGTAAATTCCTCGGGCGAAGATTCAAGCCAATCGAGGTAAAGTGTATGGACCGAAGAATTTTTATCTTCATTTTTGAAAATAATCGTGTATCCTAAATTTTCTAGATAGTCAACAAGATCATCTTCATCAATATCGGACAGATCAACTTCGGTTTCAACATAAATTCTAGACATTACTTTTTCTCCACTTTTGGTATACTTCTACAAAATTTCACATAAAGTTCCATTTCCATACCTCGAGCTTCGCGCTCCCATGGTTGAGACCAGTAATCTATCTCGTCACCATCATATATTTTATTCAAGTATCTGTATTTGCTGCCTTTGATATAATCTTTTAGTTCGCCGTTCGCATATTGCTTAACGTGAACCATTTCATGACCAATGGCCAAAAGAGTTTCTTTTTTACTCAAATTATTTGAAACTGTTATGATAAACTCTTTGGGACGATCATTTTTATTAACCCATTCACAAAAAGCTATCCCACCATCGTTCTTTTTCAAACGTTCAAATATGAGTTTGATTGAAACTTTGTGATATAAATTCTCACTCAAAAGCGTTTTACCATAGAACTTTATGGCGTCTTTACAAGTTTTAAGTAGAATTTTTGATGGTTTTCCTGTAGTTGTTAAGTACATTGCTGCCTCCATCCCTTTAATTTATTTATAGGGGAAGGCGAGCTCCTCTTTTAAGGATGTTTAGGATTTCCGCTTCGGCCTGAATTTTAGATTTCATGGCCGGATCTTTGCGTATCCAATAAGCAGCAGTTTCGACTTCCAAATTATTTTTCTGACACCATATAACAACAGCGTCAATATATTCTATATTTTTAGTTCGGCATAATGTTTCAATATCACTAACGAAATTGTTATTATTCAACAATGCTTCCATATTGATCATACCTTTAAAATGGTAGGGGTGCCAGGATTCGAACCTGATCAAGAACAGTCATCTACTGCTAAAGTGTTTATAAGACACTCTCGTGTACCAACACCCACGCCCAATAGTGGCGGTCACTGAAGGATTCGAACCCTCGACCCACGGAGTAGAAATCCGTTGCTCTATCCAGCTGAGCTAAGTGACCAATTTGTATAAATAGATTGTCAGTCGCGATACTACTAATATCCACTGACTCTATACTCAGTTGGGAGATACAGCTATGCATATTTATACAGGTTACGTTTACATTTGGTACGACACCAAAGCGAAGTTTTTCTACGTTGGCGGTCATTACGGTAAAGTCAATGACTCTTATATTTGTTCGAACGAAATGATGAAACGAGCATATAAGAAAAGACCAGAAACCTTTAAATTCAAAGTTTTAGAATACGTTTATTCAGATACAAAAGCTCTTCGCGAAGCTGAGCAAAAGTGGCTTAATATGATTCGCGATGAAGAACTTTACTGGACACCAAACATCTACAATAAAACCACAAAGTACTATAACAAAAAGAAATCTGCTGTTGGCGGTAATGGATTTGCAACCAATAAAGGTAAATCTACAATAGGTGGTTGGAATCGAGGATTGAAACTTGATTATGATGTTTGGAACAAAGGAATGACTGGTTTATTAAGGTCTCAAGAAACAAGAGATAAAATTAGAGCTTCTAAAACTAAAAACGCCAAAAGAATTATTAAATGCGAAACTTGTGATAAAGATATAGAAACAACTATACCAACAAAACGATTTTGTTCTCGTCAATGTTCAGGGTCTGCAAATGGAAAAATAAGGCGACAGGGATTAGGTAATACGGTTCCCTGTCAGACCGCAGACTCAGTTAATTAAGCAGCAACTTTCATTGCTGAATAAGGAACATTGTCGTTTGATGCATATGTTGCATTTACGAGTTTACTTAGTCTACTCGTAACTTTACTACAATCCGTCGAACCTATTTCGCCCCCATCAAAGATACACTCACCAGCCTCGCCTAACCCGCAGTCCGAAACTCGTTGTCCTGCTACTTAGAGTGTATCCATGGTGGAGGCGGGGAGTATCGCACTCCCGTCCGAATTGTCTATTTTTTACGCCTCAACAACCAAGCAATATATTTAGTATAGCTCATGACTCATCAAAAGTCAAGCAATTTTTAGCAAAATAGTATTTTCATTTATCCTGTATGCAAGAGCGGCATCATTGGTAAGCTCGTCCATAAGTTTTCGTAGAACGATTTTACCTCCCTCCAAAACCTTTTTGATATATTCTTCGGGTTTTCTCCCGGTACGTTTTGTGACCGAAGTTTTCTCATCATAACAAGTGATACTAGTGCCCTTGACCTGCAAACCTCCTCGATCAATTGCACGAAGAACAGTAAGCGTTTTGTATTTGGTATTAAACGCCCATAGCTCTTGGGCTCCAATTAGCTTTTCGGGATTGACTGAAGCGATCTTAAAGTCTTTGTCTTCCTTCTGATACTTAAAATCCTTGAGTTTCTTTTCGACTGAAACTGGACGAGGTTTGCGAGGAGCACGAATTTTCTTCGTAACACCGGCATACTTTTCAGCATCCTCAATTAGAGAATTGATGAAGTCGATGCGTTCCTTGAGCTGTTTTTTTGTCAAATACGCATAAGCTTCCTTGAGCTGTTTATCTTCGCCTTCATAAGCTTCCAGCAACTCTCCGAGCCAAGGAGCATAATGATTGATAATCGACGTGCAATAGTTAGCCGGAATTGTTTTACCCTTCAGCCATTCATAAAGAGAAAACTTTTCTCCGCTATCAATCTTTTCTTCGATATCGCCAATAATATCCATGGTGCGATCGCGAATACGATCCTGAACAGAAACTTTGGGCTGATCGCCTTTAGTTTTCGGCGCGACCTTAATATGATTAAAAGCTTCCTTGAGCTTCTTTTCAAAAAACGGTTTGGCGCTATCAGGAAGAATATATCCTTTTGTCAACATGCGAGCTACGGCAGCTGTGGCCGAACTTACCCAAGCATCAGGAACTAAATGGAATTTCTTAGCTTCCGCAAATCGATTGGAATTTTTCAGATGTGTTTCAATATATTCGCGATAATCTTTAAGTTCGCACATGGAACTGTACCAGTTCAGAGCTCTGAGATAATCTGTAATATCCAAAGCTTTGGTAAAAACTGGCTCGTCACCCATGTACTTAGAATTGATAAGATACTGTTCAGTGCGCGAAACACGCATAGTTTTCTGTTTGCGCTTAATTATAGCAGGACGACGAGCCATTGTGTTTATTCTCCATACTTGGCTAAATCTTCGAAAGAATACAATTCTTTTCCACAAATATCATTATTATATTTCGAAGAAGATGAAACGCTAAATTCTAACCTATTATAGTTCCGAACTGATTCAAAATCAAATATATAATAGAAATAAAATTTATCAATTTTAGAGTCGTAAGCAACAATTCGCAAACTACCAATTTTATTACTGATATTCGTTACGATAATATTTCTACGACCTGTAACACGATAATTTATCGTTACAGTTTTTGTATCACTGCCGTCACAATGATCGCGACCATCTTCGCTAACAACTTTATATTTTCCATTACTCGCATTGGCCATGGCAATTTCTACAAGGCGATCTCGTTGTATGAGACCCATTTTTGCCCATTCATAAATGGTTTTTATTTCTGTTTTTTCCATAAGATCTTTTGGCAAAAATTCATATACCAATTTAATGAAAGGCAGATCATATTGCGCTGCGTTATCAGTCGATGCCATGTTACGCAGCCTCTGCCATTTCAACTGCCAACTCAAGAGCCTTATTCTTAAGGTTTTTATTTTGGCCATACCAAGCAGAAGTAAGTCGCGTATCGGCCGAACGTCCGGCAAGGTGATCAGTGAGATACGTCACAGCATTAAAAGGTTGCCACCAAGTTCCTTCGGCGTATTCAGCTCCAGGCTGGGTGTGAAGGATACCCATCGCAGTTTTGGCGTTCTTGGACATTTCCTTCTTCTTGTCTCCGGAACCAGAAACAGGGAAAATACGAGTAAAATATTCGACGATATTTTCGTTCTTCGCTTTCTTGGAACCAAGGAACTGAGCCATTTCCTTATAAGTCGCAAGCTTCTCAGTGGCGATACCAAGCATGCCCTTAACATCTTCCGGGTTGAAAACCTTGCGATGGCTCATCTTAACCATTCGTTCAACGTTTGACGAAAGAGAAAGAGTAAGAGTGTTGTTGCAAACAACTCGAATTGGAGTAAATCGAACGTCCGTCGAAAACCCATACTTATGAAAGTTAGAAAAAAGCAGATAAGAATCAATCTTATCGCCCTTAAACAACTCAAAGCTTTGCTTAACCTTGGCCAATCCCCAAACGATCTGACCATCCTTCAGAGAACCAGCGGTATGCATTTCCATATCACCAGCAGCCACAAACTCATTGAAAAACTTAAAAGCCTCATCGTTTTGTACGGGATTCCAGTCATCTGAAACCACATCAAGCATCGTTCCATCCAGAGAACGAATAAGAGCCGAACGACCAAGTTCCTCAACTTCCCCGTTGACAGGATTCACATAAAACGAAGGCACCTTCTCGACGCTCCAGTTAAGGCCAGCAGCTTCGAGCATCTGATCTGGTGTAAGATCAGCGGGAACCTTAACGCCCAGACCATGCCACGGAACATCGCCCGCATACGCCATCTGAGCCTTGCCATTCAACATTTCAATTTCGTGAGCCATGATATAGATTCCTCTTCATCAGTCAGTCAATCCATTCAACCAACTTATAACCTATCATACCGTCAATTTGTTTTAAAAGCAAGCAATAAATGACATAAAAAAGGGAGCCGAAGCTCCCCTTTAATTTTACTGAGTTGCGAGCTTCTTATGTCGCTTCGCCGCCTTGAGATTCGCGACATCCTGCTTTAGGACAGTGACATCATTCTGAAGAACAGTCTCATAAGGTGCAACGAGAACAGGATCCTTCTTCTGAACAAGCCAACCGCCAGCAGCGCCAAGACCACCACCGATTGCGGCAGTACCACCAACAACGCCAGCAGTAGTCGTAACACCGAGACCAGTGGCAAGACCAGAACCAACACCAGCAGCAGCACCGATGCCACCGCCAATAACAGTACCAATAGCAGCGCCCTGAAGAGCAGTGCCAAGAGCAGGCTGCTGTGGCTCAATCACAGTACCCGTACCAAATAGACCAGCTGCAATTAGAGCAGCAACAATAAACGGAGCCATATTATTTCCTTTCAATATATTGATGACGGTTTTATTAAAAATACAAAGTCGCAATGCAGACCATCTTAACTGCAGTGAAACTAAACTTTATTAGTTGTTTGTTGCGTTGATGATACTCTGAACCAGAACCGAATAGTTGGCCGGTGTTGTATTGTCTGATCCTGGAGAAAAACTAACTGTTACATCAGAATGTAACTTAGCTTCAGTTTCAACCACTAAAGCAGCAATATTATTTACGGGTACAACCCAAACATAATACTTGCAATTTGTGATATTTCGGATAGACTGTAGATTACCACCAAGCTTGCTGCTTGTGGGATCAAAAGATCCAGCGGAAATGAAACAATAATAATGAAACTTTCCGCCAGCAATATTAATAATTTTAGAGGAGGTAAGCCCGCTCGCCGCTCTTACTTCGCAGGCCAGTGGACCTGTCAATCCAAGAGTAAGAGCAATATCATCACCAATAGCCACACAATCAATCATTACCAACTCCAATTTTTATTTTATTTAGTATCTTCCAAAGCTTTCTTGGCAATGTTTTGAAACAGATCTCTCTGAGACTCTATCATTGCCGAGTAACATTCTTTGTTATCATTGGCTATTAGTCCAAGAGCGTTACGAGCGATACGGAGTTTCTCTTCCATAGCATGAGCATTATTCTCTAACTGATAGAGATATTGTTCGGCTCTACTCATCGCATCCTCTAAAATTCATAATAACAATCGACGATGTTCTTAATCTGTGGCTCGGCAGTTTCGTAATATTCATCATCCATGCAACACAAACAGAACTCTTCATAATCATCAGTGGCCAAAAAACGCTTAACCAACAAACGATAGTCTTCGGAGTTCTTGGGCTTATTCACGGCCTTCCCATTAATGAAGCCGAAGTCAGTATCCAAAACGCTCTCGCGCGAAGCAAAATCAACGATCTCTGCAGTCATTCATTTATCCTTTTTGCAAAAAACTTATTCGTAAGAGTCGGTGCGAAAAACTCGCTGATCCCTATACTCAATAGTCATGGTGGGATACTTTTCTTCCAGATCCTGAACAGACCACATGGCCTTACCATAAGTGGGAAACTCGCGACGATCAATCAATCGCGTTTTATCATAAACAGAAACGACATGACCGTTCGGAGAAAAATCCTGAGGCTTGCGATGTTTCATTTATTTCTCTCCAATATATCGGAATCATTTAGCGATTATACGTTCAATTGAACAAAAAGTCAAGCGGTATTATGCAAGGGCAGTCACATTGGCAATACGAAAGCTGCGCCATTCGTTAATGTCAGTGACGAACACACGAAGAGCAGTTTCCGAAAACTTACGATCGCTCTTGGCTTCAACCACAGGAATAATCGTTTCATCAAGCGTGCAGGGCATGGTTCGCTCTGTACCATCAACCTTAGTGAAGGTAACAGTGTGAATGCCATTCTTGAGCTGTTCGACAATCGACTCACGAGTAAACATATTTTTCTCCTGATATGTGGGCCATTTGCCCTTCCAACCTATAACCAATCATACGCTCGATGGGTTTTAAAATCAACCCATCAAGCCATTTTCCAATCATAATCTTCTTTGGTGCATACGCTTTCATACCCATCATATTCATCGATACGATAAAAAGTTCCCTTGGGAATATCCTCAATACGAAGCTTGGCCCAGTGGCCACTGGCGTCATTACCAAGCTCTTCCACTACGCGAACAAGGTCCGGGTCATCTCGTTCAATATCACAATCATATAGTTCTTTGCCATATCCATCAGTGATACAATTATCACTGACAACATAACCCTTTAGCTCGGCGTATCTGCACATGGCCTTATATGAAAGACCAAACCCTCCATAAGAGGCATTGTATACAACCTTAGTCATTATTGTTTCTCCTTCGTTTCAGATCAGCTAAAATGCATAAGTGAAATGATCTTAAATGGTTTGGCTATTAGATGAGAATAGCCAGGAAACTTTTCGCAGAAAGCTTGTTTATAATCAATTACCTTTTGAAGCAATTCATCGTCATCGTATTCTTTATACTGATCACCACCTTCAAACCCCCAGCGCATATCACCGGAGTCAAATAGCACCTCACCCAAGATAATATAGTCGCCACACATGCTTTCCACCAGAACGAATGGTGTGTCTGGATCATCGTAGACCTCATCATATGCGTTGTAGAAATCATCGTCCCATTCAATCTTGATACCATAGATTGTGTAGAAGTTTGTTGATACGCCCATTATTCAACTCCGAAATGTTCTTTAATAAATCCACCAACAGGGCAGAATCCTTTATCAAAATTATCATCAGCGATCTTAACACAGGATTTGATAATCCTTACGGCAAACTCTTCAAGCTCAAACGACAAATCCGCATCCTCACGGTAACCAGACTGTATATCGCCATCATCTCTAACTCGCCAGCCAGACTTAGCTGCCAGTTCTTTAATTCGTTCGTTCATTCTTCGCTCCAACATTTCCTAACATCACGGGGAATAAGGTTACACTTCATAAGCAAATGTTCAAATGCATCCTTCTTGGACATACCAGCATAATCAGGATTTGTAACGTTTGGTGCTACCCAATTCTCCGGATGCCAAAGAGTATATGATAGCCATTGGCTTCAAGGGCAATAGTAATCATTGGTTCATCGAATGTGAAGTTCATCATTCAATTCCTATTCATATCATCATCACATTAATGATTATACNCGTTTATTGAATATGAGTCAACCCTTCTTATAGTGCTTCTCATATATTATTTTGAGCTTATCCAACTCTGGGTGTTTGTGTATCCACATACCCGTGTCAGGGCTGAACTCTTTGCGAAAGAACTTATCCAATTCCGGTCTATTTGTTTTAATATTAACGTCAATGGAATATGCGAGCGCATCAAACGTTCCATCATCCACTATGGGCTGATCGAACTCATATGCATAGGCATAAACTGAGAGCTTGATGCGCTTCCGAGTTTCCTGACAGATATGAGGCTTCACCAAGGGCTCGTCAAGAAACTCAGTGAGGTTCACAGTCCTTCACCTTCTTCAAAATCAAGTTCAATCTTAATGCANGCGATNCGACCAAAATCAGCACACATGGCGGCTTCAGACTTAGACATAATTGCATGTGCAATGTCTTTATATACATTCAACCATACTGTTCGCTTATGACGTGGCTTAACTTCGACAAGATCCAGCTCACTGTTGCCTGAATTAATATATCTTCCATCCGCGTACCAAGTATCGCAGATCCAATTGTTTTTTGAATTGCGCCAAGCACCATGAACAGGATGGTCACCGCCATCAGTGGCATAGATACGAACATCCTTGCCATCACGCGTGCGATATTGCTTATTGATATCAATCATTATTCTTTTCCTTAACTACATGCCATTCGGCAGCATATTTTACAATATTTCGGGCAGAATTTAATGGGAAAATCGCGCCCCATACTGTTTTGTAATGAGTTACAAAATGAGTTACAAGAGCAGACTCAGAACCAAAAAGATTAATGGCTCTTTGAATAGTTTTCTCATACAAATCTTCACCCTCAATAATATTGATAATACCAAGATCAATTGGGTTTTTAGGATCCCAAAGTTCAACATGATAATCAGTCATAGCTATTCTCCCTTGAACCAACTCTCAACAACATCGATCTTAGTGTAAGACGGATGGACGTAGGGAATACCATGATTGACAATATCAATCACAACATCGACCAGATCTTCGTACTTATCACCGATCAGCTGATCGCCACAATCATATGACGTCGCTTCATCATTACCACGCCTAATACCAGCTTCAAAGATTCTCTTAATTTCTTCGATGGATAGAATGAATTTAATCTCTTCACTCGTCGTCATCATCTTCATCTTCCTCTTCTTCTAGAGCTAGCTCATAGCCAAGCTCCTGTTTATCGCAGCGACTGAACGCAAACGCCGTAAGAGTGATTAACCTGGCACTTGGCCATGGCATCAGAATCATCCAGGGCGTAGAAGGCCAGAGCAACGAACCCAGCGAGAACCAGTGCCAAACGAATCATCATCATTCCCTCAACCTCAGCTTATAACCCATCATACCGCTGATTCGTTTTAAAATCAAGCCCGTTGCCCAAAACAACTAAAATATAATCCTCGCTCTGGCTCTAGAATCCTCTCTCAAGCTTGAAGGTCACTAAGCCCAGCATTTCGACCTCTCAACAACATCTTAAAAAAATAGATAAACGATTTCAAGGGCTTAACAAATATCTGGGGTTTAGAGGGGCTATAAAAAACCTAATAAAAACAAAGGGTTAGAAAACAACAAAAAAGAGGGTGCTTTAATAGCACCCTCAATATATGATTAGAAGGAAAACAGTGCAGCACCGTCAAGCTTGCGCTCTTCAACGCAAAACGAATCATGTTCGCCGAGACGATAGCCTGCTTCTGCCGCCTCAAGCTCGGCCATAGAGGAGTAAACACCGAGAAGCTCTTTGCCCTCATCATATCCAAAGTCGATCATCAGCACGTATACCGTCATAGTCAAGCTCCCGTTTCAACCTATAACCAATCATACCGCTGGCTCGTTTTAAATTCAATCCCCTTTTCGGAATCAAAATGAAAAAAAAAGAGCTCGACCATAGCCATAACAGACCATAGCCGAGCTCGAGATTGTTAGACGAGAGCCTTAACCTCATCGGCCGTCAGGAAAGAAGGGTTCTTCCAGCTGTCCGGATACTCGCCCGTCTCGTTGTAATAAGCAACCTCAGCCTTTGCAGTGTTAGGATCAAAGCCGTCAACCCCATCGCCCTCGGCTCGAGCAACCTGACTGTACTTCTTAACCTTAGCAGTAACCTGCTGCATACGAACGAGGTTAGCAGCCTTGATCTCGGCAATCTCATCGGGCGACTTGAGCTCAGCCTGACGCTGAGCCTTAGTCGGCTTCGGCGAAACCTTCGGCTGCTTCGGTTCCTTAGCAACCTTCGGTTCCTTCGGTGCTTTCGGCTCCTTCACCTTAGCAATACCGCCACGCGTCTGGGACAAGCCAGGGTTGTGATAGCGGAACGCATCAGAGAAGTAACCAGCGGTAGAGCGAGGAAACTCCGGGAACAGCTTCATGAACTCGGCGTTGAACGAGTCCTTATTCTGAAAGCCGTCGGCGAAGAGCTTGATCGCAGCCTGAGCCTTGTTGAGAGTCGTCATATCAGTTCTCCTTTAACCAACCTTATAACCCATTATACCGCGAGCCGAATTTAAATTCAAGCCCCAATCGCGTCCGTCAAAGAATTAATTTTGGCCATCTTATAGCGAAAGCGAAGCTGATGCAATGCCTTAATCTCAACTGTACGAACNCGCTCAATGCTACGGTCAAGCTCGAAAGCAATATCAGCCAAGCTCGCGTTCTCGAANAACCTACGGCGAAGCACCAGCTGATGCTTGGGCTTAAGCTTACCAATCATACGGTTAAGGTCAAGAATGGCATCGGTGTTCATGGCTCAGCTCCTGATTGCTTCAACCAACCTTATAACCCATCATAGCGCTTGCTCGTTTTAAAAACAAGGAGCCACCAAACGTTTTTAAAAATAATTTAAGCAAGAGCGATGCAATGGTGTTATGGTTAAGGTATCGCTTGACTTTATAAATGTTCCGGGGTATCATTGGTATTCGTTGCCTCAAAACAACTTCGTCTTTGCAGTAGAGGGACAGAGCTCAAACAGAGCAACAGACAGCATAAGCAGAGCAGTAGACCACGACATGATCTTGGCATTGCAACAGAGCATCAGCAGAGCAGTAGTCCGCCAAAGAGCACCAACAACACTCAAATACCGCGAACATTTCTAAAACAGGATTTAAATCGATCTCAAATCGATCTCGAATCATTCATACCAATCATTCAAGCGGTCGCGAGAGACATCATCCCTTTCTTCCATTGGGCTCATATAGTGATCCCATTCATCACCAGTAGCACCAGTCATAATAAATTCCCTACCATTATCACTGAGCTCGGGAAACGCTTCTTGTATCATCACACCTTTAATTTTCCATGCATTATATCTATTTTCAAACTGTTCCTGTGTGTATTGAGGAAAGTCCATTGTTCGTATTAGATTAGTGAAGATAGATTTGTTGGTAAACTTAGCCATTGGTGAGTCTCTTAGGTCGATTGTTAGGTCGATTGTTAGGTCGATTGTTAGGTCGATTGTTAGGTCACGAATCCTTATCTTTATCCTTATTGTTCAAGGTGTCTTCCAGCGTCTTAATATGTTTCTGTATCTTTTTTGAATTGATATTATATGCAATTG